ATATCACAAGAGAAGACCTCACAGATGATAATGATATTGACATTGTGTTTGATAAACAGTTCGACAAAACACGTTATGAGCTTTCCAAGAAATTCGCGGATGAAATGCGGGATATGCCAAAAGGTCAACTAATAGATTTCCTTGCTTCATATTTGATGAAAGAAACGGATATGAATGAGAGCGCTGCCAAACGTGAAGCAGAAGCAATCCAAGAGGGTAAACGTCTTGTAAAAGATGGGGATTATGGCGTTCTTGTAGAAGAAGATGAAGATGGTAACATAACATTTACGAATTTCGTAAGAAATGCAAATCGTTGGGTCCCAAGTGACATAGAAGAGAGCCTATTGCCAACATTGGATAATGCAGCTTTTTGCGTATCTCAAGAAAAATGTGTTATTAGCAATGATGATTGTGTAAGTAGCGAATTACCAGTCGTAAATGGAGATATCAATGAACTCAAACGTTCCATTGACTATTTTAGTGATCTTTACCCTCAAAAGCGTCAACAGCTTGAAGCGCTAATTACTAGAAAAGCCAATGATGATGTTGCTAGACTAACAATATCAGTAGCAGATGAAAAGGCAAATGCCGACAAGTTTGAGGTTGAGCGCTATAATATTGGTCTTAGAGCCGAAGATTATGGTGCACAAGATTCACCATTTGCCGCTCTTCGTGATCTTATTTTAGCTCAAGGCGATTTCGTAAAGAAGCAATACGATATTATTAGATTTGTTGATAAATTTACCTACTCAGCTCTTGGTAATGAGGACGACCCTAATTGGTTATATTGCAATGCTAGTGGTATTAAATTATTGCCTAGTTTCTTTGAGCGTTTAGCACGCGCTTTCATTGTTGAACCCGAGTATTACATGAACACACTAGATAAGATTTGTGCTGAACGTGGCACACTTTCCGATGATGGTGAAAACTGGGTAGACAAATATAGTGGATATATTATTCGTCCTGTAGATTTCGACACTGAAGAGGGATTTACTCAACAAGGATACCGAATTAAAACAAGAGAACAATTAGAAGAAGACTTAGGCAATGCTGTTTTTATAGAAAGTGAAGGTACTGGAGCCAAACGTTTTGAAAGTCCAGAAGCTCAAATGGTAAGTAAAGTAGCTACATCTATGTCTGGCTTTATGGGAGTGAATATTTCGCAACAAATAGAGTTCATTGTTAGAAACACATTGATAAAGCAAAAGCAAACCTTCCCAAGTAAAGAAGCATATGAGCGTTTGGTAACAAGAGCCGCACAAGCCGGCAAGAAAACGAAGATGCCTCCATATGAGGAAGCATTTGATTCCGCACTACTCTACCTTACGTTTTCTTACATATTAGTCGCTATACAATCTAGCATACCACCAGTTAGAACAAATAAAACTTTCCCAGGTTGTAAGCGAGCATTTAACGGTTATCCAATGACTGATAACACAGACATGAGCGCATTGAAATATATTGCTTGTGTTGCTCACGGTCTTAAAAGCAAACATAAGCCGTGGAACAGCATTAAAGGTGCTACAGAGGCGAATATAATGACCAAAATGAAGGCGATTATTGATAAGTATATTATTAATGACCCAGAAGTGCGTGAGAAGTATGATGAAGCAATGGCATATAAACTGCTTCAAAAGGAAGAGGAAATCCCAATTGAACACGACATTAAAACTTGGATTAACTTTTTACCACCATTAGTATCACCAGAGGTCAAACGCCTAGAAAACGTGTCGTCTACTTTCAAAGATAATTTGGTAAGCAATCTGAAGAGTGGTAATGCCACACAGTTCGAACAATTACGCGTGATGCAAGTGAAAATTGCGAATTTTTCAATAGCTATTCAAGAGCTGATCCAGAAGACTATAAACAAACAATTACCATTGCTTGTGAATTCTTTGGATGAACCATTCTTGCAAAATGCTTGTTGTGAAACAACTGACTTATCAACTCGTGCGTATTTCGTCAAGAAGGAGCCTAATATTGAAGTTTATAACACTGTAGTGAAGGATTTAACAGCCGCACTTTATGAAATCGGTGATATGGCTAAGGCACCAATGTTATACGACCCAAAAGATACCAAACGTAGATATCCAGCATTATCTGGTATATTCACCGAAGACACAATAATGCGTGCATTTATCACTTATTGTCGTTTCAACAGTGATTTACCTATTCCTCAAGCGTTACAGGGTGTATGTTTGGCAAAGCCTGATGAAATATCACCAAACGATACAGTCGAAACCATCATTGAAAAACTGAAAGAGTCAGGAAGAGTTTACACTACAGAATCATTAGATAGTCTAATGTCAGCTGTTAACAAGGAGAATATTGTTCATTTAAACTTGGACCCAATTATCGTGAGTAAGATACAAAGTTTGCGCGCTCAATTACGAGTTTTGATAGATGATGGTAGCAACATGAACAAAGTTATGGATAAAGAAATAGCCAAACTATTATTGGATGTGCTTGATGTCTTTGATATGGAAATACCAAAAGATGTTAGTGTTCCTGAATTACGAAAGCTGCGTAATCTATTATCATCTAAAAAAGAAGAAGAGCAGACATATGTTCTTGAATTCATAAGGAACAATGCATCAAAAATGACGAAATCACGACTTGCTCGTCTGCGCGAGTATCTAGATGACCCTATGTCTTTCAAACCCACATCACCAACCCCTCTCCTTACCGCTGAACAAAATGCTACCTTTATAGGACTGGTTTACATCACTAACGCCATCAGAAACATAGCTGCCGTCTTTCCCAATATGACTGTTAATGAAATTCAACCTGCTAGTTTTATTGTTCCAAAACATTGGAAACTCAGTAAAAATCACGAACTAGATGTTACGGAGATAGTATTGAAATTATATGATGAGTTTTCTGCATTCTATGGTGAAACATCTTTACAGCCAATATTGACAGATGTAATAAAAGTGTTGAAACCGCTAATTGAAATTGTGAATACAACTCCATACCTAGCACAACGACCAGAGAGCAAAACTGTTACTACCGTAATTAATGAGGTCACTGTCAAATTACTTGCAAACTATTATCTTATTCATTCGCTCTATGTCTACACTAAATCAATTGATGAACAAGAAGATCTGATAAAAGCCGCTGCAACAGATATAGAAACCACACCAGCGCTTGATACCCTCGTAGAAGAGAGTGAAGAAGCAGCAGGAATGGTAGATGCTCTTGAGCTTATACGAGGTGAAAAACAATCAGTTGCACAAAAAGTCGCTAACTTCGTTTCAGCAATGATTACAGTGTTAAATAAAATGAAATCTAGTATTGATTATTCACACGAAGAAGTAATGAACAAGGTATTACGTGCCAAAGAACGTGAAAAGGACTTAATTGTCAACAAACTAAAGAATATGACTGACGAACAACGTGATATTGAAAATAATTTCAAACGGGCGAAAATTGGTAGATGGGGAAAAGGTTTGACGAAGGGTTTGGTTCAATATGTTCCAGATGACTATGATGAAGAACGTATGGAAATAGAACGACAAGCATTATTAGAACGGGAAGCGGGTAAGCTACATATGGTAACAGAAATGAACAAAGAAATCTATATGCTTGACGTTGAAGATGACATGAGAACCGCAGAGGAGATTGAAGCTGAAGCATACGACTTGTCATATATGGGTGAAGATGACGACGACCAATATGAGCCTGACGAGTGATAGATAAGTAATTGACGGAGTTATGTAGAAAATTGAAACTCAGACGAGAGACCAAAGCGTATGTACCCAAACCAGATACAAGTATAACAACACAGTAATATAATCAGAATGAACAGCGAACAACCCTGGAAGAAAGTGTCTTATGCTCATCAGCAACCACTTTATAGAGTAGTCAACGACGATAAACCTAAAAAAAGACACTACTGGAATAACAAGCAAAACCCATCAACACGTAGGACGCCATATATATCTCAATCACGCTTGAGTAACAATTATAAGTTCAATCCTAATGCTAATCCTAATGCTAATCCCAATAGTAATCCCGATACTAACGACAATGACGATGGTGTCAAAGAGTTGTCTGTTCAAATGAACAACCTAGAAGTTCAACAAATAATAAATTACCAAACGAATAATGATAGTATATCAGTAACAGATTATGACATACTATCTGCTATAAGGAACGACGATATAGATAGAATAAGGTTTCTATATAGCCAAGAACCTGATATATCACGTTATAACTCACATATTCCTATGTGTTCTGGAGTTCGCGTTTTACGATTCCTTGTAGAAAACGGCGCAAATATCCATGAAGATGATGACGCAGTGTTATGTTGGTGTTCTGAAAAAGGATATTTGGACGTGGTTATGTATCTTGTAGAGAACGGTGCAAATATACATGCTAGAAGAGAACACCCATTTATGTTTGCTGCAAATAATGGACATCTTGATGTAGTAAGATATTTAGTCGATAGAGGCACAGACATTCATATTCGCGATGATGAGGCATTGTTCCGTGCTGTTTGGTGGAACAAACCTCAGATGGTTGAATATCTGATATCAATTGGGTTAACTCCATATGGTTGGTCGACAGACGGTAGTAATTATGCGTGGATACAAAAGCATATGGATGAGCCTTGTGTGAAGATTCTAAATGAATACTTCCATATTCTATAAATTACTAAACATTGATTTGTAATACAATTAAAACCTTATAAACAACAAAGCAAGCACAATATTTTTTAAGAAAATTGACTTGTAGCTTTGTGAAGCATATATGATATAGTATACTAGACAGAGAACGTTAGCTTATAAAGCGCGGAAGTTATAGTCTTATCTGAGTTAACAATATGGCAAAGCGAATTAGTGGAAAAGAAATGAAATGCTTAACCGCATTATCCCGTGGTGATATGAAACTAGCTAAACAGCTAGTTGATCAAATCCCAATCCTGCGCAAGGACTTAGGTGATGAAAGGCTAATTATGGAAGTAGCGTCATCAGGTAGTATAGAAACTCTCAAGTTCTTACAGCAGCAATATGGCGAAGAAGGTGCTAAACATTTACCAAGAGGTATTGTAATGGCAGCTAGTAATGGTCATATTGAGATGGTGCGATATCTTCTAGAAAATGGTGCTGATATTAACGCATCGAATGGTTGTCCGTTACATTTTGCGGTCTACAACGACAAACGTGATATGGTCCTCTTTCTGCTAGAAAATGGCGCTGATATTCATTCTGGTCACGAGGCTGCACTGACTGGTTCTGCTGGAAATGGTAACTTGGCAATGGTGAAGTTATTAGTTGAACACGGTGCAGATGTTATGTATAATAATCAGCAAGCTTACAAAGAAGCAAGACATAATCGCAAGACTTCTGTAGCTAATTACTTGCGCAAAAAGGCTGAAGAGTATATCGAACTTACTTCGCATTAATGAGTTTACAAAAATGAACTTGAAAATAAGCACATTTTTATATGACATACAAGAGTAGAAACTGATAAGCGAAGATATGGATATGGATATGGATACGTATATTGACCACGTAAGAGGTTATAATTTGATTACTGCTGCGAGATATGGGCAAATGAGAAAACTGCGAAACCTAGTAAATGATCCACTTACAGATATTCATTATGACAATGATAGAGCAATAAGAATATGTGCTGAATATAACCAAATTGAAGCATTTAAATATCTACACGACAATGGTGCGAATATTCATATAATGGATGATTATATACTTTGTGTTGCTGCACATGAGGGATATACAGAGATTGTTAAAATTATGATTGAGAATGGTGCAAATACGCACACACGTGAAGATTATGCTATGAAAGTTGCTGCTTCAAAAGGATACCTAGATGTTGTAAACATGCTAGAATAGTAATTACTGTGGTAATAGATACTTTATCTGTTCGTGAGTTAATAATAATGGCAATTGTTCTAATTTCATAACTGTTAATTCATTCATATGTAATAATGGTATTACTTTGAGAAACATTGCCAATTGTTTTGAAGGGTTCACAACTATAATACGCCCAAGACCATTCTGACTAAATGCTTTGATAACACCGTGCATAGCTAATGCGATTCTAGCATTATGATAAGAGTAAGATATTTTTTCCATATCAAACATAAACACCATTCTATTCGCCTGAGAACAAGCTTTTTGTATTTCTTGCCAAAAGTGTTGTAATACATTTATTATATCGAAGTCTCTAGCATATCCAGGTCTTATTAATATTACACCTTCTTGTAAAGAATGGTCTTTGGACTTGGTAACACCAATATATCTTATAGAGTGAACACGTGAATCGTGAGTACATACACAACATTCTGGAGAAATAACACCATATGATTTAAAAATAGTCGCAAGTTGATTATTCATAACTTAACATAATGATATGAATAATTATGATTAGAATGACGCAGAATATATGTAGAGGCCAAATGCTCCTTTCGTTAAGAAATCAAGGACATTGAATACACTGTTGCTTATAACCCTATTTGTAACCAAATTGTTAACACCGTAAAGTGACCAAAGCCCGAAGAATGTATTAAATAATGCGATTTGTTCGTTCGTATGGTTTTGAGACATCAATTTGTTACGTATTCTTATAAACATTGCCCCTAATGGCACAAAGCCAATAACAGTGCTGGGCAAAAGACCCATGTATCCAAGTTCTCCCAGGAAACCGACCCCAAGCATAGCTGTATTGTATAAGACTAGCTCAAACACAAATGCTGGGTCATATATATCTAACATAAGGCATAAATCAATTAACAAAATAGGA